TAACTTCTTATCTCTCTCGCTACTCCGTTTCTAGGTAATTTCATTTAAGTTTTTTATATATTGATATTATAGTATATCCGATAGCTAATAAAAGGGATACCGTTTGTAATACTGGGTTTGCCTCTGAGACACTTAATCCAAGGGCAAACAAATTCGTGACTGCAATCTTCAAGTCTTCCATTTTATTCTACTAAATCCCAAGATTGATTTTCTTCGTTCCAATTATAAAAAATTGTTCCATAATCTGAAGGGTAATCAATCGGGGGTTGCCAACGCCATAAATCTTCATCCCATACCCAAGAAGCAAATGGTTGTTCGGGTGTATATAAATCCCAAGATTGATCTGCTTCATTCCAAGAATACATTTTCCCATCAGTTGGATAAGATACTGGAGCTTGCCAATCAAAATCTGAATCTAATACCCAAGAATCAAATGGACTTGGCGAAATAAAAACATCATTTGTTGAATCATATTTGTAACCCACCGCGGCGAATTGTTTTCTAAAATTTCCGTTGTAAGAAGTTTGAATCCAAGTTGCACTTCCAAATAAAGAATTCAAAAATGTTTTTCCTTTGTATTCAGATTCAGTATTGTCAGCCCTTAAAAGAACTTCATTATTTACAACAACCACTTCTGTCACAATATTGTTTGAGTCTAATTTTGCAAAATGTGCCATATCAATGTGTATAAGAACCGCTTCCGGTAAATGTTAAAATTGTGTCGCTCCCGTCAGTTGTCACGGTTGGGCTTCCAGTTGTTGTCCCCGAATAAGTAGAAGTCGGAAATCTTAAGATGACAACACCCGAACCACCCGCAGAACCATTTCGCAAATAATTTCCAGTATGTGCGCCCCCACCACCGCCTCCAGTATTTGAAGTTCCCGCACTTGAATTTCTAAATGTTCCCGCAGCTTGACCACCACCTTCAGAACCCCGACAATTTGAACCTTCTGCCGTTTGTGTTCCACCAATTCCACCGCCTCCGCGACCTACTGAAGAACCAGTTATTGATGAATAAGCCCCATCACTATCGGTTGTTGACGGCCCTGCGCCACCTCCAGACCCTGCGGATTGTGTACCATCACACGTCGTTGTGTGGCCATTACTACCTTGATTTGAAGTTCCGGTTCCAGATGAACAAGGCGTCTGGTTTTGTGTGTTACCACCACCACCTCCAGAACCACCATTGTTTCCATTTTCGTGTGAATTACAAGAACCAACCTTTGATGCACCACCACCACCACCGCCAATTGAAGTGATTGTTGTTAGTCCGCTAGCTGAAATTGACGAATTTGTTCCATTATTTCCGCCATTCGTACCAGTAGATGTCGAATTTCCAGTCGGTGTTGCACCACCTGCTCCAACCGTAATGTTGTAAGTCGTTCCGCTGACAAGCGTAAATGGTGTTTCTGTTGATGACCCTGCGCCAGAATCTTCGGTCAAATAAGAATTTCTATAACCTCCGGCACCTCCGCCACCGCCATTTCGATAATTGTACAAAGGCCCCGTATAAGGCCCACCCGAACCTCCGCCCGCAATGACTAGATAAGATGCAATTGCTTCAGCACTTCCTGCAATACCTCCGAAAATAAAACTTTGTCCGATCATATTAAGATGCTATTTGTGAAATTGAATACCAAAATTCAGTTGATGAAACACAAAGGATTTGAATGAAGTTTTTTGTTGACGATGTGTCATCATATTCCCCCGCAATTAAATTAAATGTTCCGCTTGCACCACCAACGGTGAATGCTAATGTATAAGATGAACCTGCTCCTGTTACAATGATTGCCTTAGTGATTCCAACTTTTGGGTTTGTAATGTTTAACGTCGTGCTTGATGTTGGGGTTAATGTAAACACTTGAGCAGCATCAAAATCAACGTCAACGGTTGCCGCCGCAGTTAGTGCATTGGATGTAGTAAATTCATCGTCAATTTTTTCGTATGAAACCGCATCATTTGCAATAGTCAAAGCTCCTGAGCCTGTTACGTCACCCGTATGCGTTGCATTAGGTTCTGAGTTAGTTACTGTTACATTTCCTGTCGCTTGATCTACAGAGATACCTGTACCTGCTATAATACTACCTACATCACCGGCATCGTCTGTGTATAGCTCTGTAAAATTGTCATTAACCTTATCAAAGGCCGTTCTCAAGGGATCGCCACTACCATCATTAGCGGTGGTTCCTATGTTTATTGTCTGTTTAGCCATTATTTATTATTTAAAATTCTGTTGCGTCTGCTTTTATTATTGTTGTATCAGCTAATATTAATGTGGTATCAGATGTTAATAATGAACCATCCGCGTCGGAAGGATAGATTATACCCCAACCATTTGCTTCATTAGTATTACCAAACCAACTTAATGGATATATAGATCCCCAACTCATTTCGCTTTATTTATAGTATTACAATTATTTTTTTTGCTTTTTGTTATATAAGTAAGATACTGTTTCAACTTATTAACGTTATCCTGCTTTGGTTTATATTTCATAACACCCAGCCCTCAAAACTTGCATCCTTGTCAGGATATACATCTGAATTATTATTGGTGTAATATTCAGGAAATTTACTAGAAGCGTTGTAGCTCATATAATCAATAAATCTATCCGTATAATATTGCGCCGTATCCCTTTCCTTCTCTATTAGAAAATCAACTTCCTCTTTCGATACATTTTCAGCATTTTCTGAACTATGTTTAAATACGCCTTTGTTTGCTACAGTGTAAGCGGCAAAGGGTAAATATTCTACCATAGACCAATGTATGAGCATAGGTTTTACATGATCCGTTACTAAATCTAAATAATCCCCAGTTAAATTGGATGCTAATATATCTGCTTGTAGTTTATTATATAGGTCCGTGCCTATGTAATTTTGGATATGTATATCCTGAGCAATTTTAACATATTGTATAAATTTATCAGTATCAACATTCCCATTAACAGCTGTAAATTTTACTACATCTTTTCTTGTTACAAATAATGCTTGTGCCATTTTTTATCTATTTATAAATCCTTCTTTAGGCATATCTTTAGGACGCTTTGCTACCTTAGAATCATTTACCTCCGGTTTAAAACCTTCTTTTTTTGCTTTGTTTACACTTATTTCCGCATTTGGATTTGTTGCATCTGGTTTAACATCTTTAGCCATATATGTTTTACGCATCCAAAAATGGTGGCACGATCCCCCACCTTTATAGAGCCATATATCGTAAGTTGAATTAGATCCCTTCGGTCCCCAACCTGCATTTACAGCTTTTGTGCTCATTTGCATTATATCCTCTTTTCTGTATATCTTTTTATCCTTAATCATTTTTTGGCAAAAGCTTCTACTTACATTTTTACCTTCCCTCATCGTTTCTTTTAAAGGGGAATATTGGTAGCGAACTTTAAATTTCATATTATCCGACTCACCATCCTGACTACTTTTTGCATTAGGCCTTGCAGTTCCAGTAGAAGCTAGCCCAATCATTTTATCCAATGTTTCCTCTTGATCGTAATCAACCTGCCTTTCATCTACTAATTCCCAGTTTTCTAAATCCTCTTCCTCTCCAAAGTCAGATAGTAGATCAAACATTTTTTCGTCTGTTTGTGGTTTTATTTCCGAAAGCTTTACGCCGGTCTCTTCCTCGCGTGCTTCATCTGTAATAGCATTGTCTGTTTCTATAAATGCTAAGGGCTGTAAAGTCTTAAAATAAAGCTTTAAAGAAATACCGTTAACTGCTAAAATATCATCCATGCAGTCCGTTAATAAATCTTGATAAGGTTTTATAGTAATGTTATCAAAAAGCAAAGCAGCGGTCTTTATTTCATCCGCATTCGATCCCAAACCATTGTTATCTGTTCTAATACCTAACAATAATGGACTTGTTACTCTATGGGATACTATTAATTTAGCAGAACATTCACTTGCTAAATATTCATAATGAGCTGGGGCATCATTTAAGGGTATATCATCTACTGTTGTTTTGCTTTCAGCATTATTGTTAAATGCAATAATTACCTTTTCTCCCCTTGCTCCGGTTAATTTATGCATTACATCGTTTTTCACTTGCAATTGCTTTTCCTTATCCGGTACGCCATTATTAAAGTTTACTACTTTAGTTCCACTAAAACCGTTTTGTACGTCATTAATTAAATAATCCGCAATCTCTGATTCTAGTTCAGCATACGCCAAACCACCCTGGTAATCCACGGGGCAATAATAATCATATCCCGATACGTATTTTTTTACGATCTTAATTTCTGGCTCATTACCATTACCACAACCAAATGCTGCTATACGCTGAGGTTTATCGCTTCTTTTTACTTCTTTCCAGTTAGGGTGATAGTAGTAAGCTTCTATCTTACCCTCCTCATTCATTTTTTCTGCGCGTAAAGTTTGGCGCGGAAAATGTTCAGCGCTTATAACTTTCCCTTTTTTATATAAAATCTGAAAAGATCCCTCTCCTAATAATTTAAGATCTAAAATAACTTTTCTTAAACAATTATCCCCTACGATAGATCGTAAGGAAGCATATTCATCTGGTTTTTTGCTACTATCCAAAGCATCTAAACCTTTACCGTAAATCATATTGCTCACACCATTAATAATAGAGTGGTTAGTAGCAGATTCAGTATATAGATTAATTAAATATGAATAGTAATCATTATCATCCCCGTATTCAACCCATTCACGATTTTTATCCTCGCTAATTTTAGGTCTGTTATAAGATGCTAAGTTAACTATATGTAGATTATCCATTAGAATGTAATAAATTCATTATCTGTATCATTTGATATATATTCACCTGTATTAACTGAATATTGTGGTAGGTCTGTTTCATTCGTGCAGAATATCTTATCCCTATAAACAATACTAGCTCCAGTTATTTCTAGTGTGTAAAAAACATCCTGCTTTAAATTAAAAATGTCACTATATGAATTGTAATATAAGGCTTCCGCTATACTGGTTGTGTCCTGATTATACACTTCAGTGTTAGTGGATTCATTAATTATTTTAACATTATAGGTACCACCAAGCGTAAATTGTCTTGGTATAAACTTTATTGTTTGCGCGGATGAACTCTCCTGTAAAACTATCATAATATTACAATAGTTATTTTTGTATTTTGTTAAATAAAAAAGGGCAGCATATAGCCACCCTCCTTATTAAATGAAACTCGGTTTAAGAGTTTGTTCCCACTACAATACTTGGTGATGCTGAACTCATTGCATCAAATGGATAAGTTGCCGATGTTGGGTCGGTTGTGCTAATAAAATTAGCTGGTTCAACCTCTTGTGCATTAAGTGTAAGCGTGTAACCTGAAAGATCAGCCATTGCTGCTCCAGTTACAACTGTACCTCCATTAAGGTCTGCTCCATGGGATAATCCCATCATAAATACATTTCCATTATAATCCTCCACTGCGACATGGGGTCTACCATAAGCTAGGAGTTTCAATTCCTTATTATCTTCTTTTGATAATTTCTTAAGTGTTAAGGAAAGTGTTTGATCAAAGAAAGTTGTTCCGTTTTCTCTTGAGGAAGTAATAGCTTGCTCGAAGCTACTATTACCTTTTAATTCATATTTGTAGGCATTAAAAGTCCCTGATAAATCCGTAATTTCGTCATCAGTTTTAGTTACAGTACCAAGATCGCCAAAATCAACGAAATATACTGCTTTCAAACCTCCGATAGAATCTTTACAGGGTTCTTTTCGTCCCGCTGTTAAATCACAAGCCATAAGTTTTTTTTATTAAAAAAAGGGTAGGCAGATCAATTACCACCTACCCCTTTTTATTGGTTAATTATTTTATTAGATTCCGTAAGAGACTATTTCGCTTACGATTCCGTACTGTACACCTGCTGTAAATCTCATGACAACTCTCACATTTTGAGAACCATCGATATCAGCCATATCAATTACTTTCACTTCATTCTGATCGGATAAAAGACCAGTACCAAAATAAAGGTTAGATTTTTCAGCAGCAATAGCAGTATTATCTGCCAATCCATTAGCTACAAAGATCTTAACTCCGTCGAACGTAAGTGACCCATTATTCCACCATTGTGTTCCCATTGCGTTTGTACCATTAGCACCTAATCCTGATGTTCCAAATCCTCCTAAAGCTCTTACATATGCTCTTGCAATATTTTGAGAGACATATAGATTGATATCTTCGGAACCATAAATGGTTGTAGGGATGGCATCTACAATAGAACCTAATTCAGCAATTACTGTAGAAGCAGCACCAATTGCTGAACTTCCTGCAATTTTATTCCCTCCTGTATGTGCAGCATCTGCATCCAGTAAAGTAGTTAATCCATCAAACTGTCCACTGGTTGCTGTTGTACCTTCCCAGATAGATGTTTCTGTTCTTTGTGCTACTTTAGCAGCTACATGTGAAATTAAAAAATCACTAAATGAAGATGGTAGATTATCAAAAGCTGAATATCCCATTGAAATTGCCTCCCAATCATTTTGGAAATCTTTTTTACATAATTGTAAGTTTACTTGCTGATATTCAGGTTGTAAAACTCTTTCATCTAATGTAAGTGTAGAAGTAGGATCAAAATCACAAGATGCATCTTTTACGATATCATCTGTAGATACTGTTTTAAGTACTTCCTTAAATTTAATATTGGGCTTAACTGTAATCCCTCCATTTTCAATTGTTGAACCACTTAGCAGCGCAGCGGAAATATATTGTCCCGCAAACTCACCGGCATAAGTAGTTGTAATACTTGTTGTCGTTGGCATAATTTAATTGTTTATTTTTTAATATTAGAAATTCTTTGTAACACTCTATCGGCAGTAGTCATAGTTCTTTTTTGTGCAAATAGATTTAAATTTTTCTTGGTTTCAGTTTCTGGGTTATGTGTTACTTTAGCAACCGGCTCTTCAACAGAACTTAATTCCTCTTTCACCTCATCAACTTTTTCTTCTAAAACATCCTCGCTCATCTCCTCTTCTTTTTTAGGATCAAGCATTGATTTAATTTCATCGATCATAGCTTTAACCTCCGCTAGATCTTCCTTAGTAGCATATTTCATTTCCTCTTTTTCTTCCTCAGCCGCTTCAACTTCTTCAGATTCCTCTTCTTTAACTTCTTCAGCTGCACCAATAGACGAAATTACTCCTTCTTCCTCCACTTTTAACATTTCGCCATCTTCAAGGGTATAATCCCCTATAGGTAAGGCTACCTTTTCATCTTCAGTAATAATAAAGACTTCATTACCTGCTTCAAAGTTTTCACTTTCGATAACAGTACCATTCTCCAAGGTAGCTTGCGCTAACGTAACTTCATTGGATGCTTCTACTCCAACAAGTTCTTTTACTTTATTTAACATTTCAGTTGCTTTCATATGTATTACAATAATTTGTTTGTAAGGTTGTTATATTTTTAATAAATTAGATAGAAAACATATTTGCTAAATTAGATACAGGAACTTTAGCTGCAACATCACTGATGCCATCAGTCCATTTATCTATCCAATTTGGTGGATCTTCTCCTATCACTTTATAAGCGGCAACAAGATCGGATGCTAATTTAAATGCTTCTTTCCTGTTTTGTGTTAACTTATCTTTTATTTTTTGATTCCGTCTATTAATTGTTTGGAATTCTTTTTCAACTTTTTGTGCATCTACTTTTGCTGAAGCATACATATCTATAGATTCATTAAATAAGGTATCTAATTTACTTTTACTTAATTCTACTTTAACTATATCCTTATTGTTTTCAGCTAATTTTGTAAGTATTCTTTTAACTTCTGGTTTCATGCTCTCTTTTTTATTATAATAATATGTTTAACGTTTTGTTATATTTTTAATTTGCTGCAATACATTCATCGCAATCACTATATAATGTAGCTGTATTTATATGTATACCCTCGTGGCTTCTTTCTTCCAAAATAGTATGACAACCAGAATGTCCATTTTGTAATACTATATAATATACAGCACCAACTGTTAATGTTCCGTGGTAATGCACATTATGCTCATGGGCATCAGAACAACCAGCTATTCTATATCCTTGAAAAGGTGTTGGGTCGTGGGCTGTAATATTTCCAATACCCTGTGCTTGGAAGTTACCATCACAACATTTCCTTGAATAAGTTCTTCCATCATTACATAAACAACCCCTTCTGTCGTTTTGTGGGCTTGGATTTCTTTCTTTATAATCTCTCATTATTTTATAGGAACACAGTTAGGAACTCTTTTACCATTTTTATCTATTTTAAATCCAATCATTTCATATCCATCCCAACAAGGCTCTTTTAAAGAAGCTTCTAATAAATCCAGTTCCTTTAATTTAGAACCTGACCACCTTAAACCGGCCTTGCCTCCCCATAATAAATAAGAGATCGTTCCGCAAGCTTCAGTATCACCTTCTTTATAATATTCGCCTGCTCTAGATAGATAGCTAAACATTCTTTTAATAGTTTCCACTGTTATAGGTTCTTTTTTAGCTAATTGTTGCGCTCTTACTTTTCCAACCTGTGTCGCACATTTGTTTTTTATTTTTTTATTTAGCTCTATACCTTTTTTAGCATTATTAGATACCGCATCAGGATAATCGGAATAGGATTCTAAATTTTGTTCCTCCAATATTTCTTTTAATTCCTCTAATAAATACTCATCTTCTATCTCGGATAAATTATTAGGCTCATTTGGTCTTTCTAATTTATCAGCAAAATAACCTTCTATTGAAAAACCTTTTACTTCCCCTTCTTTAACCTGTTTCCAAACATCATCATTATTTACTTTCATAGAAACCATCCATGTACCAATTGGAACATTTAAATCATATGCTCTACTTTTATCTTGCTCGCTTTCTACAATCCAAGATTCTACCGCGGTTAATCCTTTTAAAGGTATTTGATGCTCCAATGTACTATTATTCTGGTTTCCTCTAATAAAAAATAATTCACTAGCTTTTCTTACGGTGTCTTTAGAAAAATAAATGTAATATTCCTGATCGCCATTGCGCCTATATATTGGTTTGTTAGGTATAAGCGCCGCTCCCATTAAAATACGTTTTTCTTTATCAACCTCAGCCAATTTAAATTCTTGATTTTTTAATGCAACAAAATCAGACTCAATAGCCGGATTTTCTACCACACTAATTGCTTCTATTCCAGAAACTTCGTCATTTTCATCTATAAATAGTTCTACTATATCCATATTCATACAATAATTATTTTAGTTTTTTGTTACCCAATTGAAGCACCGTCTATTATATTTCTATCTAAGGATTGTGCTGTTGTTACTTCGTTAGAAACTACAAAAGCTTTAACAGGTTTCTGATCCCTATCCCCTATAGCCTGAGCTAATTGATTTTCAGGGGATGCTCCTACTACATTAAAAGAAGGCGGTTGTGGAGTTGTTGATCCAACAGAGGTAGAACCACCTGAAACGGATGGGCCTGTTGATTGTATCTTTTTAACATTTGCAATACCAGCCGCAACTGCTGCCCCAGCGGCTACTGCCCCTAATGCTGGTCCAACTATTGGAATACCAGCTAATGATGCATAAGCTGCTGTTGCTCCTTTGTATGTCTCTATGGTTGTTTGTGCTATTGCTGCTAATTTACCAGCTTTACTCTCTTCACCAAATATAGTAGCTAAATCAGCAAATGCATTGGAAGCTAAATCAAGTTTAGATTGTGCTGTTAATTCATCTATCTCCTGCTGCTGATTTGCATTTTCTTGTTGGAAGGCTAATAATTCATTATTTGCATCAGCGTATGCCTGTGTGCCTTGTTTATATAAATCTCTTTTCTTAGTTAATCTATCCGTTTCTATTCTAAATTCCTCCTCAGCAATAGCTTTGGATGCTAATAGTTGCTGATATTCACCTTGTATTCTGCTATTTATAAATTCCTGATTTGCAATCTGCCTTTCCGCTGTAGCGTCTATATTAGATTGCTCCAGCTCTAAAGCTTCCCTTTTAAGAGCATTAGCATTAGAATCCTGCTCTGACATAAATCCAGTAATAGTGGCGTCGATTGCTTTTTGCTCATTTAATGCTTCTTGTAGAGCTATAGCATTTGCATCTGAATTATTTTTATCAAACTGTGCTTGTGCAGCATCTACAATCGCCTGCGCGTTCGCCTTCATTAAACTTTGTTGCTCCAGTAAAACAACCTTTAGTTTGTCGTTAGCTTTTATTCTATCATTAATTGTATTAAACTCATTGTCCCTTAACTGCCTTTGCTGCTCTGCTTGTCTATCATAATCCTCTATTAGACCTTGGTTTAATGCGGCAGCTTTCTCTGATGCTTTATTTAATTCAACAATAGATGAAGCTGATTCTAAAGTGGATTTAGCGTATTCCAATATACCATCCGTAGCTTTGCTAACCGTATCCGCAACTTTTTCTAATGTGTTATCGACACCCGTAAAAACGTCTATAGATTCTATTGCTGCTTCTTTTATTTTTAATTGCGCTTCCACAAATTTACCTTCAAATAATAAAGATATAGCATCACCAACTAAGCCTAATGTTTCCCCTAACTGCACGAATCTATTAATAAGGTTATCCCATATAGCATTACCAAAATCTATAATAGATTGCACAGGGTCATTAAATATGGATTTAAAATAACCTACTACGGTGCCTATATTAGCATCTAGAAAATTAAAGAAATCATTAAATGCTAAGCTTAATGTTTCAAAAGTAATGCTAAAGAAATCAGCTACTTTTTGGTTTTCCTCAAACACTTGTTTCAATTGTGCAAAGGCTGCAACAGCTAATCCTATACCGGCAGCTTTTAATGCCCCACTAATTTTTCTAACACCTTTTGCTGCTAAATTTGATGATCCCTCTATGTTTTTAATACTTTTAGCTAGGTCACCATTCGCTTTATTAAGTTCCTTCTGTAATTTATCATATTCTTTTTGGAACTCGTTTAAATTCGCAACCGCTTCTTTGTATTTTAATTCTATTTCCGCCTGTACCTTTTGCATTAATTAAAATTTTTGAATTGTTTATACGCTTCTTTTATAGATTCGGGATATTTGTTTTTACCCAAAGCTATGTCTATATGTTTTCCCTTAATTTTTTCAGCTTTAGAAAACTCCAATAAGCTTATTATATTATCTATCATATTTCTTATTTAAGGGCAAATTGCTACTCTTACAACTTTACCTGTATACCTTTCTACTCTTACTGCCATATAATTTTCCGCATTATCATCTAAAATTTTAAAATCAAAATAGTTTATAAAATTCTGTGGAGCATAATAACCTGTAAATTCAGGGAACGAAAGTAAACCACCTCCATAAGTGGATTGATGTACGCTTGATCCACTATAGTCTATTTTACCAGTTGTTCTAATAAAGTCTCCAACCTGTAAATCCCTTGAACCACCTGTGTGTTCAAAATACCAAATCGCAGTTATATCTTTAGTGAAGGTTACTCCACAACTTAAAGCAGGTGGTATTCCTGTATCACTTCCGAAGCTGGTTTGCCAAACAAATGCATTACCTACAGGAGTAGCTGATTGGACTGTTTGTGTACTTTGTATTTCAGTTATTGCATCCGCGGTAGGGAATAGAGAACTTGTATTTGTTCTACCATAAAATTTGTAAAATATAGTAGCAGGGTGGACTAAATTATCTACGCCTATAGATGATGCTGGTGGTGTTACAAATTTATTCTGGCTATTGGTTATAAAAGGAACTGTAGTAACACCGCTAACGGCTTTTAAAGTATCTATATCGTTACTTATTAAGTCAGATTCGTTTGTGGAATATACAAAACCATATTCATCAATCTGCGGTGTGGTTATTAATAAACCTAATTCAGATACAGCAGATCTTAAATACACTTTATTCTCAGTATTTAAACTACTAATACCTATTTGTAATAAAGGGGGAGTAACATTAACCACCTCATCAGCATAAACTGGTGTAGGATCATTTGCTGGGATGCTATTTGGTATTTCTGTAGTTATATCAGGAATATCAAAACCATCAGTAGCTCCATCTGAATCTGCTGTAAGATCAATGCTATCTACAAAAATATTTGTTAGATCTACTGTTATTTGTTGTCCCGCTACTGTAATTAAGGTTTCGTACTTAAGTTCTTCAAATATATTAGTTAATTCTAATGTTGATTTATTGGTAGAAAAATCTGTTACTATTTTATTAATCCTGTATATATCATCAAAAACTATAATCCTATCAGCTAAAGATAAATTATGCATCATCTCCATTGGTAAATATGCTTTAAAAGTAGATAAACGCTTTCTCACATCCATCATATCTTTTACATAACTCTTATAATAATTACTAAATAAAGTATTAGTTACAGGCTTTCTATTCCATTCGTCGAACTCTTGGTTGTAATTTAAACTTTGACCTTCAATACCCACAAAAACAGATGATTGACTATTTAAAGGTAATTTTACTGAATTAAGAATATTAATGGTTTGATCGTCTAAGCTTCTTACTTTAATATTGGATTGTATTCCATTGCCTGAGTAAAAAAGTAATGGTTTTGTTAAATAAGCAGTTTGACTTTCATTTACGGAATATCCATACTGTATACTGCTATTTTGGTTTATTGTGTTCCCGTTAGCATCCGTCGTAGTTTGTATAACTCCCGATGTAGTCTTGTATAATCTTTCAAACTTCATATGTTCAAAAGGTATCTCTACGTTGTAATTATTTCCATCGAACTTATCTCCATCTCTATAAGCTAGACTACCCCAATCTTTAGATGCTAATTCCCTATGGTTATTAGCTAAAAAAGTATCAGTTCCTTTGTACTTAAAATCTATCTCTTTAAAAGGTAGAACTGCATCAATAACACTTTCATTCTTATCTAAATGCTTAGTTATATCCCAAACATCTGTACTACTGCTATAAAAATCATCCAACGTCTGAACAACTATTTCCTTATTACTATTTACATAAGCAGTCAAATTAAACATTTTAAATAACCCCGTAATAAAATCAATAACTTTCATCTCAGGAACAAGACTAGGTATATTAACCACTCTGTTTGTGCTTAGGGATGCTGATCCCCTATAAAGAATTTCATCTTTACCTGCATATAAACCTTTCTTGTTATTTATAACTCTAACATCTACTGAGTAAGAACTGGCGGAGTCGGTTTCAATATAAAAAGTGTAAGTACCGTTAGGTATTTCTATATTATCTGCTTTACTTGGTTCCCCGTTAATTGTGTTTCCTGAAAGATTTTCAAATTTCTTAAATTCTTCTCCATCTTTTTTTATAACCACATTATATGGTACATCTGTATCAGGATTAACAAATATCCTTAATTCTCTTGTAGCATCCTTTTCGTTAAACTCATTTTTAAAACTACCCCCTTTAAAACCAGATATAACACTTGATCCCCCCTCTATTGGTGTAAATCCCGATACTAAATATTGTGCATCCTGATCTTGAAACAATTTACCTTCTTTATTGTGTAGCCACATATATAGATCATAAAACTGTGTATTTGATTGGCTAAAAAAATCCTTTTTAAATGTTATCTCGTCGTATTGTGCCTCTATGGCTTTTATTATAGCATATAGCCTTATTGCAGGTTTTAATTCATTGAGAGGCACTCCTACATTTGCAGAAGATCCTAAAGGATTTACATTTTTTATTGTATCTGTATTAGACTCACTTGTGTCAAATATTAGCCTAGATTCTGTTGTAATTAAAGGAAATATAAGCCCATCCCCTATTGTATCCCCGAAAAATTCTTTATCCAAACCATCAGTTAGATACGATTCTATATTTGCATCAGTGTAATCAAAATTGAAATAAGATAGGTTTACTAACCCACTTAACATATCCTCACCTAATACATCTTTTAGACCAACTGTATTTCCATAAAATGTTAGCTTATAGGTTTCAGGTTCATTATTCTTAAGCTGTACGCCTTCAAGTTTTATTTTACCCTCCTTAAAAGGTTTGTAGTTTATAAATATAACTGCATCCTTCTTTTTTCTAGCATCAAATCCTAGTATATGGGGGTTGTGGAAATGTTTAAATAATTTATTATTGATCTTAGATGCAGGAACATTAAAAGTCTTAGAAAAATCAGTAAAAATTTTAGATATATCCTTTATATCCTGTATGCTCTGAGTAAGACTAAATGATTCGTCTTTGAACATTTCTACTTCCTGTCCTTCTATATAAAGTTGCAATTGAATCATTAGCGTACGTTATTTATCTTGTCAAATGCAAAATCAAATTCTACAGTATAATTTATTAGCTTATCATTTAGAACTGTTTTAAAATCTAATACCTTAGATTGTGGTAATATGGGTAGAGTTTTATTTTCATACCTTATCCAAATATTTTCGCTTAAAAACAATTCTTCTACAGTTTTATTCATATCCTCCTTTATAAAACCAGTATTAAGTGTTAAGGAAGTGTTGCCATTAACATTGTAAAGATCCCTCTGACCTTCGTATGTTTTATATGTTGATGTAGAATTTGTGATTGTATTTTTTTTATACAACTCACTAGTTACTTGCATAGTTTCTTTAGCTTTTTTAAACATATAGATATCCTCAAACGCTCCATACTTATTTAAGAAAGTAATTTTATAAGGCGTAAACTTTTGCTCACATACGTTGGTTACTTTTACTGTTTTTAATAAAGTGGTATCGTCTGTATCATAAACTCTAATAGTGCTACTGTTAGCCGGTATGTCTACATATTGTATTTTTTGATTTGTGTTACCATTATCGGTTATCTGTGTATCAGTAGAGTCAATAGTAACTTTACCTACACCTTCCGCAAATATCGGAAATTTACCAGCTGTTGATTCCGGTAAATATATATTGTCCGCACTTATTAAAGCGTGTCTTTGCAATTCAGGATTTGTTCCATCCTCAAAAAAACCATAACCATCTAAAGCAATAAATTGAAATATTTGGGGATTGTTATAGGTAAAAGGCTGATCGGAATTATCAAAATAAGTTACATCTGCCTCCACCCACCTTGCATTACTATTATAATCATCGTTAAAAGAAACCGTTAAATAATCCCTTATTAACTCACCGATCTCTAAAGTTATATTAGAATGGGTATCTATTCTACTTTTATTAATCTGATACTGTGGGGTGTCAGGTTTGTTTGTTTGTAATATCCCTTCGTAAATATAAAGGGAAAGTTCTATTCTTTTTAATGCCATAATTTATAATATTATTGATCCCGTTCCTGTACCACCTGTTCTACAAGTATGAATTTCTAGCGATAAAACTATTCCAGTAGTATCTATTTGGATTAAATAAAAATCACCAACTCCTACACCAATACCTGACGCAGTAGAGCCAGCTGATACGCCATAATATAATCCACGACCATTATAAGCAGTACCATTTTTACAAATCTTACTTCCCATTAATCCTGTAATTGAAGTAGCTGTAGAATTTATTAAAACGGATGCTGCATAAGTAGTATCGCAAAAATCACCAGGGGACTGTTTACCTGTACTTATATAAAATTCATTTGTACCACAATCACCTACACTAGCAGGCTGTACTATGGTTCTTGAACAAGCACTAGGTAAATTGCTTCCTGCATTATTATATCCACTTGGTATTTGTATCGTAAAATCTACAGTTCTAGTTGTATCCGCATCAACAGGATCAAAACCAATAGGGGTAAAGCTAACAATGGTACCTTCAGCAACAGATCCTTTGTTTATTGATCCGTTCTTATTTATAGATTGACCTATTAATCCTGCTCTAGTACAGCTAAAATCTTCTAAAACATTTTGTGCGGGTTGTGAAAATGTTTTATCACAAGTAATTGTTGCTGCTGCATTAGGATACCCGGAAGGTACTGTAATGCTAAATGTTAATGTAACATCTCTAGCACTTCCCGTTGTATTTGCTGTTGTAGATGGTGAACTTCCTGTTATTATTCCTGTTGTTGTTGGATCAGTCAATGTTCCATCCGAAGCTATAGATCCACCTGTTAAAGGGGAAGTATCACAATCGTAATTAGGTGCTCCTGCAGGTAAGCTAATTGTAACAGATATTGGCTGTACTGCTTCACAAGTTGTGGGATAACTGGCATCCCTACCTATTGCATAAATAGTAACTGATCCTCCTAATGTATTCGAACTAATAATTAAATTAGATCCTGATATGCTTGTAGTAACTAAAGTTGGATTAGAATTACTTACAGCATATGTTGTTTCGTTGTTAAAATAGGTACTAAGATCAATTGTTGTAGAATTACCACCTGTATCTAAAGCTACTGCAGATATTGATCCAGAAGTAGTAGGACCACCAGTACAAACAGTAGGCTCTACTACACTAGAGGAAGTACCGGGCTGTATAGCTGTTAATTCACAGTCTTTATAAACACTATCCGTATTACTAAATCCAGCGGGTATTCTTGTTCTTGCTGTTATTGTTCTTACTGTATCGGTAGTTACTGTAGCATATTTATCATTAGCAAAACCTGAATCAGTACTTGTTAAAGATTCAAAATTACCAAACGCTGGGTTTGGGCTTGTTATTATACCTTGATTATCTACAGCAAAACCACTATTGTCAAGCCCATTAGGAAAAGCAGTGGTGCAAGTAAACTCTGGAACTGGAACAGTTGGAGCCGTTAAGTTTAAATAAAAGGGGCTTCGTACGTTTATTTTTGTGCTCATGTTTTATCTTGTTTTAATGTATATTCAAAAAAGCTTTCCACATCTAAGCCATAAGCTTTTTCCAGCTCAGCAGGTAATTTAGCGTACGCTTGTTCAAATGGTTTAGTAAAAAATAAACTAGGTTTAATTCCTTTATTCCATATCGACCTTGAAATTAGATAAGCTGTAGATTGGTATGATAAAAATTTACCAGTCTTTTTATTTCTAAACTGAAACCTTTTTGACTCCACCCATTTTCTAATCCCATTACTTAACCCACCTTTTTTACCTTTCCCTGATCCAAATTTTGCTAAAGTTCCATATCTGCCTATTTCAGGGTAAGTTGATGTTTTTCCTTTTACACCTCTATCTTGGTAATACCCATAATCCTCCATTTCAAATTCAACAAAGATACTATTAGGCATTTCTTTTACGTTACCTTTTAAGCTATTATAAAGGTCACTTGTGTTGTTTTTGCCTTGCTTGGTAAGTCTACTTCTGGATTGCTGTATTACAAATCTCTTAAAAGCTTCTAATGCTTTTTCTGTTTCTTTTAATCGCATATAGTCATATCGTTTTGTACTAATACATCTAATGTTGCCACCCATCCAGCTAACTTATTTTCAAATCTATCTACAAATGGTTCACAAGAAACTTCCCCTTCCACCTGATATAAATTGCTATAGAGATCACCTCTTTGTAATTTATTTACTATTCTAGTAATTAAAGCTATCTGTGTGTTAAAAACATCCTGCTCATTATCATTCCCTGTAAATATATCTGTAGTTTGTTTTTTAGAGATATCAACTATATCCATTGCTAGAATGCTTATGTTATACCTTAGTGTTTTAGTACCTACACTCGTGCTATTAACTATTATATGTGCTAAAGGGAATATGCTTTGCTTACTAAGATCAATATCATCTAAAGAACCAAATGTAACTGTATTAACAAATGGCTCATCTATTAAAGATGACTTTAGTTGCTCCGTTAAATTATAGAATCCTTTCATTTCTTTTTAATTAGCATTTTTTCTAATTCACTTTTTTCTTTTTCAAATGACAAATACATAAGACACTCATTCACATTCATTTTGGTTATTTCATTGAATTTGGTAATATCTCCCTTACTAAGTCCATAGATTGATTGATACCAAGACCATTTTTCTCCAAAATTTCTTTCTGCTGAGTAGTCAAGTTGTTCTCCGTTTCCTTCTCTAAATAATTCAGGGTAGCTGTCAATAGTTCGCTGCTTAAATTGTAAAAAAAAAAAATGGAACCAAATACAACATCTAAAGGCATATGTTTCAGAACGTCAGAATACTTTGTACCGTCATAATCTTCTATATTATATAAATCCCCTCTGCTATTTTTTATTGGTCTATACAAAACGCTCATTGCTTTATGCATATTATCCCAATCACCAAAATATGTATCCAGATCTATATATTCCCCTAATGTCATATTATCTAAATCAGGTATAAAACCAAAATCGGTATCACCTAATTTAAATCTATCTATTAGCTTAGTCTTCTTACTAAAAACATGATTGAGTTTCTGTGTTATAGTTTGAACGCTTGAATATTTAATTTTAGCAATATCTTTTAAATCTAAGTTGCAGAAGATCTCTATCATCTTTTGCATTAAAAAACTACTACCTTCGTTTTCTTTTGTGTTTAGTTTAATAAATCTTTGGTATTGATCCAAATTTATTTCATCTAAGGATTCTGGAACTAATATCTCTATATTCATATATCTATAATAAAAATAACCATTATATGTATAAAAAGGAAAAGGCAGCATTTCTGCTACCTAATCCCCCAACTAATCAAAATGAAATTTTAATACTAATTAACTATATGGTGCTCATGTAAATATCTATATACTTTTTCTAAAGCTTTCTCCAGTTCTATAGAGTTTTGATTATATAATTCTTTACCTTTTATGTAATTATAATCTATAGATGCTATTAGCATAACTTTTGGAGGTTTTTTATAATTACCACCGCCCTGAGGTTTCTGAATAACTTTAATATTATTATCCCAGCATTGTTGCAATATTTCATGGTATTCTAAATCCATCCTAGGTCATATCTTAAATATAATAAAAAATACAATGATGCATACATAAACGTAAGGCTTAATACATTAAATAGTATTCCTAGTGCTATATTTTTAAATGTAAATATTTGTTTTAGTATTTCTTTGTTTTGACTCATAATATAATTATTGGTTATACAAAAAGGGGAGTTGCCTCCCCCTTGTTTTTTAATTATCCCCGTGAATGGAAATTAATTTAGTCTGCAAACTTATTAATTCTTTTATTCTGGTACTTGCTTGATCTGCTATAGTTACCGATCCGTAAACCATAGTGTCATCTTTTAATTCTTTAGTTGCATAAATTATTTGTGTTTGCGTGTAATCAAGTAACTCAAATAATTCTTTTTTTGTAATTGCATTTTCCATTTTAATAATTGTTTTGTTGTTATTTTATAGTGCTAATATATAAACAAATTATTAACTAACTACATTTAAACAAAACTTTAACGTTTAATAAATATGGTATTCCCCTTTATGTGGATTCTCTAAGATAGAGCTTAATATATATCTAGCAGCATCAATGCAGTGATCACCACTAGTTGGATTTGGTTTCTGTAATGTATTACCTTGTTTGTCCTGCATCCAAATGTAGCCATTCAATTCTTTTATTAGATTTTTACTACGTTGCGTTACGTATATCCTATTTTGATTAATAAGGTTTATACCATACACTATTGAATCCCTACCTTTACTAACTGGATATATTAAATGTCCATAGCTTAACAATTCTGCTATTGACTTTGGTTCAGCACTATCCGCATAAATAATTTCCCTTACCTGATTGTTATTTAAGAATTGACTAATATCACTATTTAGCATTCCCTTTTTATTTAGTACCTCATCAAATATATAAGAATCGTTGTATTTATATAAAGCAACTAGAGTACTTGGATCTACACTATAGCCAAAATCCATACCGTATCCTAATAATCTTGCTTCCATAGGTACATCATTAATTTCCATCCAGTCAGGAATACACGCACCCTCTAAACTACCTTGCTCCCCTAATCCATAAACTTTCCACCAGTTAGACCAATACGTAGATGTCTTAGCTTTCTCCTTAGCTTTTTCTATCTCCTTTACAATGGATTCAGGTAATGCATTATTGTCTTTATATGTTAGAGTAATATAATCTGTATCAGGTTGCCCTATTAATTCTTTATCCACCCAAAACAAACTGGATGGGTTATAATCCAACCATATAGATCCGCTAGTTCTTGTAGCTAATTGTGTGTAAGCATCAAATGGTACATTGTTGCACTCATTAATATATAGATCAGTTCTTCTTGCCCCTCTAAGTTTATCAGGCTGATCCGTGGAAAAAAACTCTATATAACTCCCGTTTGTAAAATTGTATTTTAAAGTACTTTTATTATACTGCGAATCATTATATCTATTAAGACCATTTAGGATGCTTAAGAAGTCTTTTAAAGCACCTCTACGTAGATGCGGGACAGATTCAGATACTACACTAATCTCCCTATCTTTATTTTTAATTGCATAATCAATTAATAAGCATAAGATTGATACAGTTTTAGAAGCTGACGTGCCTCCTTTAACTATTCTTACCCTGCTTTGTAAATCTTTTAGCCTATGAAATGCTATAGTTTTTTTTACTCGCATATAGGAAAAGGTATAGGGTTTTGGTTATCCCTAATCTTCCATGAACAACGGTAGATCCTCGTTGATAGTAATATCTTTAGTCTCTCTTGGTTTACCTGCATAATAATTATAAAAAAGTTGCACGTATTTAAAATCAGCATTTTTCAATCCTTTCTGTAATGCCTCAAAGGCTAAAGGCTCTAATGGTGTTAGCTTTTCTATTAACTCTATTTCTTCCGCTTTGGATTTCCTTCCAGCAGTCTTATGACCTCCATTATTTTTTCTGCCATCCATGATTAAAAAAGTTTATTAATAATTATACAATAGTATAAAAACAAATCTGTTAATACTAAGCGTACTTATTACACTCCTTCAACCTTTCCTCTGCTGATATCAGTCTATCTGATAAATCTTTATTCATATCAACTAGATTAAGATTCTCTTCTTTAACTCTTAAATACTTATCCATAAATACCTCATTAGATTCATTAGCAAGATCCTGCTCATCTAAAAGAGTTTGTATTTTAGTTTTTAATCTTATATAATTTGATTTTAAACCTACGTTTTGACTTGACCAGTTATCAAAATTCTGCAAGCCCCATAAAACGGTAGCATGATCTTTGCCAACTGATTTACCTATTTGGGATAATGTGCTAAACGTATATTCCTTACATAGTTTATAATATAAAGCTCTAGCTTCTACTATCTCCCTTTGTCTTCTTTTGGTATTAATATCTATTTTAGTACTTGATGTTACTAATCTCTCAATCGTTTCTATTTCCATCTTTTATTATTAATTTTATTTCTTTTAATGTTAAAAAATTACTTTCATCTATCGCTTTAAGTATTCCTGCACAAGCTTCATACACTTCATCCTCTTCATATATCTTTACGATTCTTTCCAGCTCATCCACAGAAACACCTTTAGAGATATCCAGTAAAGCTAATTTATAGTATTCATCTATTAATTCTTTAACTAAGTGTTCCGGTGATGACATACTCGTTTATTTCTTCGGAACGGTCAACAAAATATTTTTGGAATATTCTAAGACCGTACTCCACTTTATCTCTTCCAGAATTGTAAAAACTTTCTTCTACATCCCATATCCCTAGATCACCTGATTTTTTATCTATTACAAAAAATTTAAAATCTTTATAATCTACATTAAATAAATTACAATAGATATAGACTTGGACATCATAGCCATATTTCTTAGATGCCCACTCGAATCCTTTTATATCGGAAGTAGTCTTCAAATCAGCTATATAATCAAAACCTAATATATCAGCTTTGCCTCTAAAAGGGAAGCCATTTAATATGTCAAACGCTGGTACTTCAAACTTTGCTCCGCGAGTATATTCTTGCCATATATCATTTTGAAGTAAAGCATCCACTGTATACATAGCACGATCATATTCTTTCCTAGTATATACAAATTGAGCACTCCCCACTTCTTCTACTTTTTCTTTATACTTTTTAGTGACCGCTGATTGTACCTCCACAACATGACACAATGAATCTATTTTATCAGGTTCTAATGCTGCTAAGTGTATTAGTCTGCCTATTTTAAATGCGCTACTATCAGAATGGAAGTTCAGGGATCTAGCATAGCTTTTTGGCGAATCCAGTAAATATTTAATAGCTGAACTGCTTAAAGCATACTTACCAAGCTCACCGTAGTAAAAGCTATCATCGTACATCTTACTAATTAATTCCTCTTTATTCCATACCTTTCCATTTAAAAGTTGAATCCTTTCTATCCTTTCTTTACTTTTTGTATGTATGGATCTCATTTCAGATATAGGTATAAAACATGAATCAGGGCCTTTAACAGAGGGTACTAAGTTTAATTTTAACGCCTCCAACTCCTGCTGGGTTTCGAATTTATATTCCTTGTCGTTAATTACTATATTAACACCACCACCTTTTAAAGCCCAATCCATGAATTTAATGGTTGGTGTTTTAAATGTTATATGTTTCCATTCTGGTTTCTTAATTACATCTATCATTATTTATCCTTTACAAAAGTCCCATTTATCATTTTACCTGTTCTACCTGATATTTCAGAGTACGCCCCTTCAATACAGGATTCTATTTTAGTACCGCATAAATGAGCCAAGTTGGTTAATACAACAACACAATCACCAATAGCATCTTCTATATCCAATCTATTCCTTTCTAGTATAGCTTTAGATAATTCCCCAGTTTCCTCCATTAGTTTTAGGTACTGCGTTTTAGGATCACCTTTTTCATAGATTCCTCTTTCCTCTGCCCAATCTCTTATTGGTTCTAATTCATTGTTTAAAAGCATAATTAAAGTATTTATTTGCGTTAGATTTATTCTCTTCTTTACTACCCATAGGCCTTAACGGTTTTTTATCCGCATCCACAAAAGGTATTTTATTCTTATATATTTCTTTTAATATCTTCTTACCAATCCTCCCGCTTCTTTTCATCGTTAAGCATTTTTTAATTATTGGAGTTGATAAGAAGGGATTCCTACATTCTACAGTATTAGCCATAGAGCATCTATCTATTCTAATATGATGGTAATAAGGTAGCTCCTTAAAAACATCATACTGGAATGTGTCCTTTTTAATAGCTCGGGTATACCCACCAAAAAGCTCATCGCTACCATCCCCAGTTAGAACTGTATTTAAATTTAGCTCCTTGCATTTTTTAAACAAAAGATATTGGGGAATAACACTACCTAAATCGTAGCTATGTTCGTACATTCTAAAAACCTCCACCTTTTCCTTTTCCGTAATATCATTGCTAATAAATATAGGATCTATACCAAAATACTTAGCCATTTTTTTACATTGATCCGTTTCCCCATTTTCTATTGATATAGGTGTGAACTCTATTCCATTTTTAATTAAATGGTAAGCTATTATGGATGAATCCAAACCACCAGAAAAAAGCAAGCCAACTTTATTATATTTAGTTAATGATCTAGTTTTAACGGAATCATCTATTAACTCATAAAGATTACCATTATTAGATGGATCTTTTAAATAAGAATTTATATTATATATATTGCTAGACTTAAAAGCCATTTTAGAATTATATAGGTAAGTATAAAAATCACCGGGAATACATCTTTGCACTCGGTGGAATTTAGTATTGGATGTCCCAAATTTAGGATCAGACATTATAATAGGGTTACCCAATAAAGGTTTTATTTCCGAGCATATCCCATTTTCATTATGGTAAAGTTGTTTCTTACCTAATGGATCCGTAAACATCCTAACTGATTTTTCCGTTACATAACACACAGCCCAAAAACCATCCCAATTTTTATATTCCGATTTAAATCTTTTGGATATAAAATTATCCTTAAACAAATCCCTTAAATAATCCAAATCGCTACTGTATTTACCAAAATCATTGTAATTAAATATTTCACCATTAAAAAATAAAAAACCATTTTTAACCTTTAAAGGCTGAACTAAATTAGTTTTATTACTGGACAGTGGTAAAGATGAGAAATGGTATTTCCAACCATAAGCATCTCCTTTAAAATGCTGTACACCCCTATGACTGATTCCATTGGGTTTTTCTTCTTTAGTTATTTGTATTCCGCACATATTTTTTGATATAATATAAATCACTTTTAAAACAATGAAGACTCCCTATCCACATCATTAACTCACCCGATTCCATTCCTGATTTTTCAGCTACGTGCTGTAGTAATCTGTAGGTCATATAAATATCATTCCTTAAATGCCTAACAGCGTCACAGCTACGAATATGATACGTGCAACTTAATTTTCCATTTTCTTGATAGAACCAATAACCTAAAGTGCAAGGAACTCTTACATTATTATTACTTTGGTCCTCAGGATGCCAAACGGAAAGATATGCTTGTCTGGTATTATTGTTACTCTTAAGCCTTTCTATTATATCATTTAAATCACCATACTTATATCTTAAGCCATCTAAATCACTACACCAATATCTTTCCATGTAGTTATGGCTAAACTTACCATCTTTTCTAAATAATTCATCATTATCAAATTTATCGTAATAAGGCCAATTTCTATATTCCTTACCAGGATTAATTGGCTTACCCCCTATTCTTTCCTGAAAATGATCCTCCGCCCATGGTATATTAGGATCCGTGTCTTCTTTTATATTATCGGAAGAACCTAAATTAACATATATATTTGTTATTTCTACGAGTGGATTGGATTTATCTATTTCAATAGATTGCCAATTAGAGTTTTTGCTATCAGTATGGTAGCTATATAGCTTGCTATAAAGTTGTTTTATTGTTTCCTTCATTTTCTATTATATCATTTTGTTCTGCTTTTATTCCTTCCTTATAATTATTTAATGCACCTATGTAAGCTACAGCATCCAATAAGTTATCCTGCTTATGCGACCAACTTTCCCTTGCTAGTTTTAATGCAATTTGCATATTGTACAGATCCGTAATTGTTATATCCTTAGAAGACATAATTGAAGCAATAGCTGCAGCTCTTCTGTTGCACTCACTAAAAGGCCCATACATTCTTTCTTTTTCCTCTGATCTTTTATTTACAATATTATTTGCTTCTTCCAGAATATTCATACACCAAGATTGTTTTTTATAATTAACTGGGCAGAAGTTTTATTAAACTGCTTAACTCTTTGCCTATATATGGGATCGGTGCAATATTTTCTCATAGCAATAGATCTTGTGCACTTGCCATATTTTTTATCAAAATCATCCAGCTGCTTAATTTTATCGCTTATCATTTCATCTGTTATCTCCATGCTCTGCTTTGTAATTCCTCGTTGCATCTTTGGCGGAACGTTTCTAAATAATCCGTGTTATTTACAATCTCCTGTAATTCCTTAATACTATAGGATCTATAAAATAATTCTTCGTATGTCATATCGTTTTTATTTATTACAAATATAAACAATTATTTAACATCGCTACTACCATCAAACACTTTTTTTTCTAATTTTTCTATTTTACCCAAAGCTACCATTAATACTTGCTGACAAAGCTTAAGGTCATGCTGCATTTTTACTAGAGTACTTTCTTTCATTTCTGATCTTTTATTTTTTGTATATATAAACACGCATCCATTAACTCTTCCTGTAAGTGATTTAAAAAAGAATAAAAATCATCAGGGCTATCATATAAGGTGGTACCATATTTTATAATACCATCTCTAGAACGCGAATGGAATTTATTAATAACCTTTTGTACTATCGGATCTTTAGGTATGTTGTTATAAGAATACCCTGTGGCATCCGTAGACCATTTACCATCCTCCATCATTTCATTATATTTTTTTATACTATCTCCCATATATGTATGCTTTTATTACCCATTCAAAAAACCTAAACACCAAATAACCTATTATTAAATTACCCATATAAAGATTTGTATTTACTTATTTCACTTTCCAAATCCTCTATTCTTTCCTCTGCTTTTCTTGCACGTATAATTGCCCTTAGCTTTTCGGATCTATATTCTTCCAATGACTGCTCAAATAATCTTTCATTGCAAATTAAATTATTCACATAAAGAGCAACTTGTTGCCAAGAAAAATACATTTTCTTTAGCGGTTCATTATCCGGTTTTGCTTTCTTTGATTTTATAATATATTCCCCCACTAAATTAAAATCAGAGTAATATTCAATCTCCTTTAAATTGTTTATTTTTTTATTCATATTCTTCTATCAATCTTTTTAGTTTAGAATAAACACCGTTAACAAAACAACTACTACAGTTGGATGTTTCTTTCTTTTCGTTAAAAACTCTATTATATATATCTATTAATTTTTTTTGTGTTGTAGTATCAATTACAGTTTTATTTAATTGAAAATATCCCTTTAAATAAATATATTCATCCTCAGTAAAACATTTTGGCTTGTAATACGGAAATAGATAGTTTAATTTATTCTTCCTTCCCTCACAACCACAATCCTCACCTGCTAAAAACTTTACAGCTTTTTTTATACCTGTTGCTTTAGTAATTTTCTCTACCGTATCCCCAACGCCTTTAGAATCTTTTTTATACTTTTTCTTCCAGTCCTTATAAGCTTTAGATCTTTTATCTCCCTTAAATTCTTCCATGATTTTTAATTTATTTGTTCGTAATCATTATTTATGTAATTATCCCATTCATCCTGATATTCCTTCCTTATCCTATCTTTCATATTTTTTAAGCTATTAAATATAGACACCCAGCTAATCTTAGTTTCCGCTGCTATACCCCTAATGCTTAATCCCGAATCCCTGTAGATTTTAAATAATTTTCTATTATACCAATCCCAGAGTTCAATTTCATTATCTATTAATAAACATATTTTATTAAAAGCTATTTGCTCATCCATTTTACTATCGTCTGGAATTTGGATGTAAAACTCTTCATTATCGATACTAACTTTATTAATCTTTTTCTTTGAATTATAATACTGATAATAAACACTCCGGAGAGTAAAAAAAACATAACCTCTACTAACAATTCCATTTTTTATAATTTTTTCTTCAGATCCATATTTAAATAAAACAAGGTACATCTCCTGTACAATATCTTCATAATAATGCCTTTCACCAAAGCTCTTTACGATCTTAATCCATTCACTATGCTGCTCAGCTACTTTAGCTAGCCATCTTGTTTTTTCGTCCATATAACAGTAATACTTATTATCCCAATGCAACATTGCAATGTGATTTCTGTTGAATCCTCGTATCTGTCTTTGTTATATAATGCGCCAATTATAAATCCAAAAATAGGACTTAAAATAATATCCGCTTTTTTTATTTGGCCTATTATTAAAAAAGCTGTAGCTATAATAAGTAATGTAATTATTATAATCAAAATTCTAGTTGCTTTTTTGGTTTGTCTAATAAAATATCCTGCTGCATATATTCAAAACCGGTATTATTTATTTTCATTTTTAACCTAATAGGCTCTTCATGCGGTGTTGGTCTGCCACCAGTTTCATTTTCCTTTACTTTTAAAACATATAAATTGGAGTACATCCATTCTGTTGAATGGCTAGTATATCTATGTATGCATATAACATCATCCGCCCTATTACCCCATTTACCACCACCTTCAACATCAGCCATTGATAAAGGTCTGGATAAGTTTCCATAATCATGGTTAGGTGGGTGGGTTCTTCTTAAAGCCTCAGTAACACCATGGGCATTTAAAAACACAGTAACATTATTATTTTTAGCAAACATTCTAAACTCACTAGCAACTTGGTAATCATATTCATGCCCACCAACAGCTTTTAGCAAAGTATAATCCTTAGATAAACTATTGTACGGATCCACAAGTAGTCCATGATAATTCCAAGCATCTTTAATAGATTGTGCCTCCTTAATTAATTCTTTGTAGTTATATAGATCATCCACATCTATTATTTTAAAATGCTTATCACACCAAGAAACTGATTCCGTTATTTTATCATCGGATGCTTTTTGTATAGGCAATCCCATTTTAAATTCTATTATTTTTCTAACTATACTTTGTGGCGTATTCTCACTTGACCATATTAAAAATCTTAAATTATGCTTAATAGCCCAAACAACAAATAAATAACATATTACAGTTGTTTTACCAGTATTAGCATGGCCTATTAAAAGATTAAAATTACCTTGCTTATATCTTAAGTATTCATCGATACCAGGTATACCAATACCCAGACCTTCTTTTATCCTTCCGTATTTGACATCCAATATCTTTTTCTTTATTCCCTCGCTTTTTGCTATCATATTGTTTGTGTTGTTTTTGCGTATTTGCTTTCTACCTTTTTGCTTTGCTCATTTCTTAATGGTTCTACATAAAAACCTACTATTGGATTAACTAGATAATTCCAAAAATCCAAAGGCATCTGCTCGCCTTCTTTTAATTTCCTCATATATATATATAAAAAAAGGGAGCATTAAACCCCCCTTTTCTTTTTTTTAATTTAAAAATCTAATACATCATCATCTTGTCTTGATGGATTTTGATGGGAGTTGGTTACTTCATCTTCCTGATTTATTATTTTCCATCCGTTAATTGAATTAAAATATTTGGTTTCACCTTGCGGGTTTACCCATTCTCTACCTCTTAGATTTAAAGATACAACAACATCATCACCTGCTTTATGTTTAGATAAAGCATCTATAGAATTATTTATAAACTCAACACAAATTGTTTGTGGGTAATCTGAAGATCTATCTGTTTCTAGAATTAGATTAGCTTTTTTTAATTTATCATTAACCTGTATAGGTTTTTCAATTGATTTTACGCGTCCTGATATTTCCATTTTTATTTATTTAATAATTGTTCTACTTCTTTACTTAATTTGTATTTATTTTTCACATTCTCAATACTTCCACCTTTTTGTATATAATCACTGGCTTTTTTAAAAGCTTCAGAATCTTTAGCTAACTCAGATTTTTGCTTTACAGTTTTTTTAACAGCTGCTTTTAAACCACTTGCGCCATTTGCATCATCATCCTCAGCCTGTAATGCTAATAATCCTGTTAAGGTATATCTTCTATAATATGTTATAGCTGAACCTAATTTTTGTGGATCATTGATCTCCGGTAATTGCAAAGCTGATATTACACCACCTGTACCATCTACACATATTATTTTGCTATAAACCATATTTTCCTCTATAGGTTGTAATAACAGCAATCTATGTTTTTCTAACAGAGGGTGTAGCTGTTTAATTAAAGAGTTAATATCAAAATACTTAGATTTATAAAAAGGATTAGTAGCATCTTTACTAATAGATCCTATCTCTTGCTGCAGATTAAACAGCTTCTCATTAATCTCCATTTTTTTCATAACTTAAAATTAATTGTTCTTTTAATTGTTTGTTCTCGTGTTTTAATTCCTGCAATTCCCAATGCAGTTCCATGTTTGTTTTATTCATAATAAATATTTTAATTAAACAAATATAAACAAATTTTTAAACAAACCACAAAAAAAAGGGCAAGATATAAATCCTACCCAATTTTCAAACAAAACAAAGGATTAAAGAAACTCTTTTAGCTCTTCGCTATATTTTTTTATTAGATCCTGCAATTCGTCGCTTGTAAATTTAATAATTTCTTGGCTTTTACTAAACAATTCCTCTGATAAACTTTTACCTAAAAAAACAGAATACTTATACTGCTGTCCCCATTGGAACACATTACATCCAACACACTGCGGATGGACATTTCTTATATCCCATCTCGTAGAATAATGCCTTCTACTCATAAAATGGCCTGCTTGAATACCATCATTTTTCCAATATCCTTTCTTTCCACATGTAACACAAGTGCAAATTCCTTTATCATCGGAATTAGATAACCTAACATATTCACTAAAAACCACATCCAGCTTTTTAACTAGCTTGCTTCTTGTTGGTTTTTTAGAATTTTTAGGCATCGTTTTACGAATCAAGATGGTTTAATAATAGTTTACCATCAGTTTCATTAAAACCTTTTATTAATTTGTAAAGATATTTACTATCTGATTTAACCTTATTTGTTTCAGCTTTAGTGCTATCTATACCTAAGTTAGTATAGGATATAGCATCCAATTCTAAAATACTATCTGTTCTATCTTTAACAGATAATTGAAAATCTTTAGCAATTTTTTCTGCTAAATTTCTAATAGTTAAATCTTCTGACATTTTTTAATTTATATTATAATTGATTAATTAACCACTAACCCACCAAATTTACACGCTTTTTTTTTAAAATGTAAACTTTTTATGATTAAACATATTAACAAGTTACTATTTACCTTGCCCTTTGTATGTTTTTTTATAAAGCTTACTAGATTTCAGTTTAGATGTTTTTGATTTTGAATGTATCCCTTTACGCTTAACGCTTTTCTTTTTATAAGAATATGTTATTTGCTTTGCCATTACCTATGTTTGTTGTTGCCAAATACTTTTTCAACCCCCCTGGAGCCAAAATAACCACCTATAACGATTGATAATAATCCCGTAATACTATCCAATGGGTAACCTAAATACCATCCAGCTACGTAGCTTATAGTCAGAAAAACTAGAGTCAATGGTCTTACGTTAGAAGCTAACCAAGAACCACTTCTAGCATCAGCAACCCATCTTTTGGTTGTGCCATCTATTTCTGCCCTTTCTAATTCTAATTTTTTAAGTGCATAGGATTTATCCTCCTCAGACATTTCTGAGCCTCCTATAATAGCCTGTATAACACTTCCTGCTAAGGTATCTCCTGCTACTGCACCAACTACATCTGGTATTTTATTTAAAAGAAATTTACCTACTTGGGTATCCTTAAATTTTTTCTTTTCAGACATAAAGTTGTTCCTACGGTATTAGTACGTCCAAACTGAATTTGGTTTAGAAATATCGGTGTCACAGTGAATAAAGTTTTTTGCAACTCCAATTCTGCTAAATCCTGCTCTAATAAGTGCGTTAAGTATAATGTATCTTTCGTTTCCGCTTCCAACAGCAATATCTGCTGCAACTCCGATAAGGTGGCTTGAATTTGGTACACCTCCAACTGTTTCGTTATGGTCTGCTGTTCTGTAACCACTTGTGATTTTAAATGGTATTCCTGCGAGTTCCCTTGCGTGTTCAAGTTTATAAAGAAAGTTAATATCCATATTTTTCCCAGAATTGGGCAAACTAGGGCAGTCAAACTCTGATAGGGAAAAGAATTTAAGGTTCATACAAATATGCTATAAATTAATTTCCAAAGAATAAAGAACAGTACAACACCTACAAAGATAACCTTACCTTTCTGAAATACACTGTCGCTATTCCATCCATCAAACACCCATTTGGTGGCTTCTGCTTTTGCTATATTGTAATACTTTTTTATCATAATTTATTTTTTAGGTGGGTAATTTTTATCATCAAAATCCATTGCAGCTTTAAGGATTATTTTATCCATCATATTATCCTGATTCTGTAACATCTCCTTTTGCAGGTTAATTACCATTTCCTCAAGATTATCTTTAGCTGACACTAACATTTCTATTTGATGTTCTTTTTTTTCTAGGGACTGTTTAAGAGCATTTATATCATCTGGTTTACTACCTGTTATAGTAGCTACTGTAATTCCAATAGAGGCGCTTATAGTACCTATCAGCATCATTACAACCTCTTTATTTGTATCTAGTACAGGAAATTGTATCAAAGCTATAATAAGTCCAATAACAAAAAGGAATATTAGTAACGAACCTACATAACTTCTTATCTCTCTCGCTACTCCGTTTCTAGGTAATTTCATTTAAGTTTTTTATATATTGATATTATAGTATATCCGATAGCTAATAAAAGGGATACCGTTTGTAATACTGGGTTTGCCTCTGA